ATGAGGCTCGCTCTCCAAGAGCAACCGGCCGCAAGCGGCCGGATTAAATAAGCGAATTAATCAATCAATTGACTGCGGACGGGGCGGACACGGAGCTCGCTGGTCTTGCCGTCGTTGAGCTGATGGCCATCATCGAAGTGCATGGTGAATGCGTAGTTGGCGGAGCGCTGCGAACTCGACCAGTACCAGGTGTCTTTGAAGGCTTCCGCGCCGCCGGCCTGGAAGGACGTGAGCACCGCCTGGGTTGGCGATTCATCGCTGTAAAGCAGACCTACCGGCTCGCTGTTTGGGTTGTCACCGTCGCGGCGACCTGCCCAGTTCGTTTCGGTGGTCGGCTTGAAGTGGCGATACTGCAGCTCCTGCACGTCGCGCGCCGGGATCGCCCAGTCGTTGAAGCCCCCGATATCCAGAGTCAGCACCTGTTGTGCCAACTCACTGCCAGCGGCCGCCATCGCTTCGGTGTTGGCGCGGCTGTTGGTGAAGCTGTCAGCACCTTCGATCTTCTCGCCGTACTCGCCCCAAGCACCGCTCAGTTCGTGCGCGGCGCCGGCAGTGATGTTCAGGTAGCGCTTGCCGGTGTCCGGGTCACGGGTGATGCCGCTGAAGAACCCGCCGCCGAACGGCTGGCCGATTTCCGGGATAGTCACTGCTGGTGCTGCTTTAGCTACTGCGGACATGGTCTTTCCTCTTTTCGAAGGCAACAAAAAAGGCGCTGCTGCGCCCGGTGCCGATCAAGAACGAATGATTGAAGGATTAAATAAAGAATCTGCGGACGGGGCGGACACGGAGCTCGCTGCCCTTGCCGTAGTAGTCCTGATTGCCATCACCGAAGTCCATGTTGAATGCGTCGTTGGCGGAGCGCTGCGAAGATGACCAGTAGTAGGTGTCCTTCGCGAACAGTTCCGGCACGTTTACCCAGCAGTGGTACAGCTCGCCGCAGGCTGGCAGGTAAAAGTCGTGATGACCGCCTGCCTGGTGTTCGGCACAGGCATCGGCTGCCGGATACTTCCTCTCGTCATCGTTGCCGATCAGTACCTGCGTGTTGGTGTAGCCGTCGGTCTTGCTGAGGCCTTTCACCTCAACTCCACGGCCGCCCCACTCAAGACTGCCAACATCCTTGGCTGCGATGATCAGGTAGTGCGCCGGGACATCGCCGCGAGCGGCTACCAGTCCACCGTTGTAGCCGCCTTGGCCGGGCCACTCAGCGCCAAGCGCAGGAACCGAATAAGCGGTGATCGGTTGAACGTTGGCCGCCGGCGGAAGGGTCTGAGCAAGCATGCCTGCCATCAGCAGCTGAACCATGCGCTCAGAAGTGCCTTTGATCTTGAAGCCATCGGCCTCGATTGAAATTGTGTTGGCTTTCATGGGTAATCCTCGGGAATGTTGTCACGCTCAGTTGTCACGAAATACGAATATGTTCGGCAAGTTGTTCGTCAGTCATTCGGTCGGCAGCGTGGATCAAGCGAGTGAGCAGGTCCTGCTCTTCCTCGATGCCGGCCCGCTGCATCGACCGCTTCAGCGCGGCGTCGGTGTTGTGAAACAGGTCAGTCGTGATGCGCCGGGACAGCAACCTTTCGAGCCGCTGCTCCTCGGTCATCTTGTTGCGCTTCCGCTCTTCCTGTTTGCGCTCCAGCGCGGTCATGGCCATGGCCAACCTCTTTAATTCCGTGGGCCGGTAGATCCAGCCATGTCTGTCGTCGGCGCTGGCGTACCTGGTTGCTGAGGCGTCTCACGATGGCTCAGCGAACTTGAAGTTGTTCTCGCTGGCGATCAGTCGAAGGCGCTTGGCGAGGATGCCCGTCTCTCGGGCGATTTCGACCACTGACTTTCCGGCATCGGCCAAGGCCTTAACCTTTGGCGCGTCCTTGGTTCGTGCAGCCTTCAGTTTCAGGCTGTGCGGCGTGGTGCCGAACATCGGTGCCTTGGCGCCGACACCCCGAGGGATCTCCTGCACCGTCTTGCCGGCGCCGAAGAACTGATCCAGCTGCTGGTTGAGATTCGAGATGATCGACTCCCGCGGGTCTGGCATTGGTACACCGATCATTTACGTTCACCCGACAGCGAGAGCTTGATTCCGTCAGCCCGAGCTTCCAGCACCTGGGCATAGTTGACGGCCTCTTTCCACGTCCAGCGAAAGCCTTTGGTCAGGCCGGTGGAGCGCTCGACGATGTGATAGGCGTTGCCCTTGGTTTGAACCTGGTAGCGAATCTCTTGCACGGGCTGCTCCTTGCCAATCAAGGCGTAGAACGCGGCGGTGGCGATGCTTGCGCGGGCACGCAGGGCGGCAACCCCATCGACTCGCTGTTGAAGTAGTTGGTGCATGGCGATTCCTCGATGGGGTTGCGTGTATTCGTCAGCACTCGGGCCACCTGCTGGTTGCCGTTGGGCGCAGGGGAGAGTGCTGACGGATAAAGGCAGGCGTAAAAAAGCCCGATCGGAACCGGGCTTTTGTTTGCATCACGGGTACCACCCTACGTGAGCCTCCCAGGCCCGCTACTGGCGACGGCCCAGGGTTGAATCTTCAGCGGTGATTTCTAACTTGGGGTGGCCTACCGATTGCTCGGCCAGTGCGCGGTGACACTGCCGGCCCAGATGCCGCTGCCTGTATGAGTGTTGGGCGCAGCCTTCAGGCTTACTACGCCACGCAGGTGGATCGTTTACTGGTGCATGGGTGCAAATCCTCCGTACTGGGTTAGTTGATGAGTGCAGGTGGCCGGTATAAGCCGGGGATTCGTCCGCATCCCGCTGCCCACTCAGTGAGTGGGCAGAAGTGATGCCTACTGAACGGCTCGCAGTTCGCTTCGAAGTACCCAGTTGCCGGAGACTTTCACCATGCAGCCAACGAAGGCGGCATATTTGGTTTCTCTGTCGGTCTGGTAGCCGTAGTAGGAGCAGGCGCCTCGATTGGCGAGGCTGTTGATGATCAGCCCCAGGGCGAAGATCGCCCCGGAGATAATCAGAACCTGCCGCACCCGCTTGCTCACGCCTCAATACCGAAGTCTTTGAGGCGCAGGCCCAGCTCGTTACCAATCTCGGCAAGAACCTTGAGCTCTTCGGGACTGATGTTGCCGTCGCCTTCTGCAACGGTGAGCATGTTCACGAACACCTCTTCCGCATCGGCCGGGCTGTTCTTGATGTCGCGGATCTCGCGCAGGATGTTCATGCGGCCAAGCCTGAAGCCCGCCTGCAGTTGCTCAGTGAACAGGTTCACCGTGCTGGTGATCTCCGCCCCGAAGTGCTCCAACGCCTTGTTGGCCCGGATCTGGATATCGATTTGGGCGGCTTCGTTCTTGCTGATCTCGCCGTCCGAAGCGGCAACCAGCAGGCAACCGCCGACTATGGCTTGCATCAGGTCGCGATTTTCCAGCTTCTTTACTGCGCGCTTGGCGCCGAACAGCTTCTTACCAATACCGAACATGGTGATTCCTCTGGGTTTGGGTTGCATCCCGCTGCACCCTGTCGCCAAGGTGCAGCAGTGATGCTCATTCAGCCTGAAGCGCTTCGATTGCCTGCCGGTAGTCGGCAGCGTTGGTACGGTTGTTTGCGGCGTCTTCGAACTGGCCTTCGGCCTCCTGGATCGCTGCGTTGTTCTCGCAGTTGGAGGCGTGAATTTCGAGCTGGGCGATTGCTGCTGAGTGCTTCATGGTTGATTACCTGTCGGTTGTCATCCCAAAGCACCCTCACAAAAAAGGTGCTTCAGCGATGCTCAACCAAACAACTCGCCCAACTCAGCGCGACGTGCCAGCCGAAGCTCACCAACGCGCCGTTCACCGACTCTGCGGTTCTGACGCAGCGGTTGGTCATCGACCATTGCGTGCATGACCAATACCGCCGCGAGCACCACGCAGACCGGCGAAATGATCTGCCGCTTCATCGCTTCGGCGACCATTGCTGCCTGGCGGTGAACGCCGAGCTTGTACATCGCGCTTGAAAGCCGCTTGACCACAGTGCCTGGCGTGATTCCGAAGCTCTTAGCGATCTCCTTGGCCGTAAGACCCTGGGCAACCGAGAGTAGGAACTGAAGCTCTCGAGGTGCCAGTCCGCGGCCGAGCTCACCCTTCCATGCGCCGTTTACGATTGTTGTTTCCATCGTCTTGACTCCCGGTTGTTTTCCCGATGCACCCGGAAAGCCAGGTGCAGCAGTGAAAAATTCCGTTGAAGTGTTCTCACCGACCGCGACTCTGTCCGCCGGATAACTATTTTTGGTGCTTTACGCTGCACACCCGGGTCAGTTGCCAACCCTCTGAACCGTTGAGGCCGGTTCATCGCTGCCTTGTCCTGGCCGGTAGTTATCCGGCGATGGACAAACAATACGTTTGCGAATTAAAACGGTCAACACTTTTTAATGCGAAAGCGAATAGATTTTTGCGGGGATGAAAAAAATCCCCGCTTGTCGGCGGGGATATCGAATTGGAGGATGGGACCAGAGGGTGGCGCTAGGCCTCTACAAAAACGTGCTCGGGTACTTTACGTCGATCACGCGCCCAATGATTTCTACCGAATCATCCATTACGAGCATTTGGTAATCCGGATTCAGCGGCTTCAAGTACTCGACTCCAGCATCACGTACGTACTGCTTCAAGGTCTTCTCGCCATCGGCTCGAAGCCTTGCGATATAGAACTTACCACTGATTAGATCGAACCCTTCGGGCTTGATCAACACTCGCATACCTGGCGTAAAACCATTCCCCTGAACAGGGGTCATGGAATCTCCTTGGACCTCAAGCCAATAACCGTTCGGCCCAGCATTTACGTCAGATGCGATCCTTTCGTACGGCTGTCCATTATCGCAAGACTCCGTCCACACACCAGCAGCGACCCAGCTAATCAAAGGATACTCCTTGGCTTCCTTGTAGGGTTGCGCAACAGATAGCACATTCCCGTGAGCAGGACCAAACAGCAACCATTCAGGTGTGACGCTAAGCGCGCGTGCGAGCTTTTCAAGTGTGGCCTTTCTTGGCGTACTGCTATCACCGTTCAAAATTCGATGAATCGTTGGCTGGGGCACGCCCGAACGGCGTCCTAGCTCATTCTCCGATAGATCCTTTTCCAGCATTTTTGTGCGCAGCCGCACTGCGATCGTCATTTGTTCGACCCGGCGTATTAAAGGAGGTCGAAGTGTATTGCCTGTTGTAATTCGGTTGCGTATTATCGCAGATATTACAAATCGCATTGGTAGGCCCTTATGACCATTACAGAAATGCTGGCCGAGTTGGCACAGCACGGCTGGAGCCAGGCTCGAATCGCCGAACAGTGCGAAACGACTCAGCCGACCATTTTCAGAATCACGAAAGGCGGGAGTGCCCGTTACGAGGTGGGTACGGCGATCGTGGCCCTTCACAAACGGGTTTTGAAAGCCAAGCGTACTGCCGCGTAATTCGATTCCCAGCCGTTCATCCGCTTGATGATGGGCCAATTATCAACGCTGACGAAGCAAACCGAAAGTGAATTGCTTTAGCTGTGGATTCATCCAGTACAAAAAACGAAGACGAAAAAAAGCCGGTGGCTAGACCGGCTTCTTAAACAGCAACAACATGAGGGGCCATTATGAACACGATCATCGCTCCAAGCAATACGGTCACCATGTCGAGCCGGGAGATAGCCGGACTCACTGGGAAGCAGCATCAGCATGTCATGCGCGACACCAAGCGCATGCTCGGGGACCTTGGTTTCGATGCGTCCACTTTTGGACGCATCTACCATGACGGCCTGAACCGTCAGCAAACTGAATACGTACTCGGGCAGGACTTGGTCGTCACCTTGCTCGCCGGCTACAGCGCACCGCTTCGCTTCCGTGTCGTGACACGTTTGCACGAACTTGAAAACGTGTCACGACAGGCCGTCACGATTCCCCAAACCCTGCCTGAAGCCCTACGTCTTGCGGCCGACCTTGCTGATAAGAACGGTGAGCTTCAGCGCGTCATATCTGAACAGGCCCCGAAGGTCGCCGCAATCAAACGGCTCGCTGCTGCGGGTGGCGCGATTTGTGTCACTGATTCGGCCAAGCAACTTGGCATCCCTCCATCGCAACTGTTTGCTTGGCTTGAGCAGCATCGCTGGATCTATCGGCGAAAGGGATGCAAGCGATGGGTTGCCTATCAGCCACGCATCACCTCCGGCCACATGACTCACAAGGTCACCGCCTTGAAGCCTGATCCCGAAACCGGCATCGAGCGCGCTGCATTCGACCCAATGGTCACTCCGAAAGGCCTTACACGTCTCGCTGAACTACTGCAGGAGGCCGCGTAATGGCCGGCGACTGGATCAAGTTTGAACTCACCACCCTGGACAAGCCCGAGGTTTGCCAGATCGCCGACTTGGCAGATATCGACCCTGACGCAGTTGTCGGCAAGTTGATGCGTGTGTGGGGATGGTTCGACCAACAAACCGAAAACGGTAACGCTCCGAGCGTTAGTAAAAAGTTACTGGATCGTCTCGTTGGCGTTGTCGGTTTCTGCGAGCACATGAAGTCGGTCGCCTGGATGATCGAACTCGATGGTGTGATCAGCCTTCCTCATTTCGACCGTCACAATGGGAAGACCGCTAAAAACAGGCTTCTCACGGCAAAGCGCGTGGCGAACCACAAGGCGAGTAACGGTAAAAGTAACGCTGTCAGCGTTAGCGGTGCGTTACCTAAAGAAGATGTAGAGAAGAATAAAGAACCTCTCTCTGCGGTAGAGCCTGTTGATCCTCGCATGCCCATCGAAATGACCCTCGACTGGGCGCCGGATCACACACTGCTGAAAACCTACGCCTTGCACCGCGGGTTGTCGCTTGATCTGTTCACCGAAGCAGTCCGCGTCGCATTCACCGGTCACTACGAGCCTCAGCGCCAGGTCAACACCCAAGCTGAATGGGTGGGCATGCTCGTCAAGTGGGTCAACAACGACAAGGTCCGGGCGGCTGCTTCGAATGTGAAGCAGTTCAAGCCGAAAGCAGCGCCGGCCTCCGACTTCGATGACGACGACACCGAATGGCAGAACGGGGTGAAGCCATGAAGAACGTCTCCGTGATTTCCCAGGGACTCTGGAATAAGGCCCAGGCCGGCGAGTTCATCGCCGTGAGCGATACAGCACCGGTCGCGAATGAAACCAGCAGCACGCTGGTGTCAGCCATCAACGACCTGTTCAAGGAGCTGCGATCGATCCGTTCAGCGTGGCGCCAAGCCTGGCCAGACAAAGAAACCTACCAGGCATCGAAACGCCAATGGTTCAAGGCGTTCATCGAGGAAGGCGTCTGCACTCAAGGCCAAATCAATTTTGGCATGACCCAGGTTCGCAAGCAGCCCGGTGACTTCATCCCAAGCCCTGGTCAATTTATTGAGTGGTGCAAACCAACCCCAGAAATGCTGGGCCTGCCGCCACTTGCGGCCGCGCACCGCGAGGCGTGCCGTAACGCTCATCCCGGGATGGCAGGGCAGGGCAAGTGGTCGCACGACGCGGTCTGGCATGCCGCCAAAGAGTGTGGCTTCGAAAGCCTGAACAGGCTCGATTCAACGCTCAGCCTCAAGCTGTTCGAGCGAAATTACACCATCACCATTCGCCGCTTGCTGGCTGGTCAGCCGCTCCAAGCGATGCCAAAGGCTCTGCCCGCTCGAGCTGAAGCGAAGGTGACGCCTGAAGTTGGACAGGACGCCTTGGCACAACTGCGTGCCAAGTTGGGAGGTGCCCGTGGCTGATTCCCGTCTCGCTCCGACCAATCCCGCCGAGTACCGCTTCGCCGTGCACTGCTGCGGCTACAAATTGGATCTCACTGACAAGCCAGATCGGGCCGTTGGGCTGTTCGAGCATCGCGCCATTGCTCAGCACTTCGGTCGCCTGATGTGGCCCAACACCTTCGAAATTATCGACATCATCACCGGGGAGAAGGTATGAGCGCCTACCTGAACGACATCCTGATTCATCTGTTCATCGTTTTCATGCTGATCGCCGCCGGTGGCGTCTTGTGGGGTATCCGCCGCCTTGAGCGCCGTGCGCGCCTCGCACGGGGTAATCACGAATGAAGCCCGCCGCCATGAAGCTGTTCAAGCAGAATCCGGTGCGCGCCAAGGCAATCGACCGCGAAGGCCAGGAACAGGCCGCGCTGATGACCGAAATCGAGCTGCGTTACCCGCAAGTGTTCGAGCTGATCTACCACGTTCCGAATGGCGGTCACCGTCACAAGCTGGTGGCCATGAAGTTAAAGCAGCAGGGCGTGAAGGCGGGCATTCCTGATCTGGTCCTGCCAATGGCTCGCGGCGGGTTCTTCGGGTTGTACATCGAGTTCAAAGCCACTGTTGATCCAGCGGCGGTCTCTGCAAGCCAGGCAGCCTGTATCCGTCGCCTCAATGAGCAGGGCTATCTCGCAGTGGTATGTCGCGGGCACTTCGACGCGATGGAGCAGATCCGGGCTTACCTGCGACTTGCTCCAACCGTGGTGGCCGCGTGAGCAGCGCCGCCGTAAAAATCACCGACACAGAGATCAGGCGCCAGGCCGCCGGCGGTGTCCGGGATCTGCGGGACATTGAGAATCGCGGGCTATACCTGCGATTCAATAAGGACCGCGCCCGGGCGTCGTGGTACCTGGTGAAGAAAGGGGAGTGGAACCGTATCGGGGCCTTTCCTGATCTCAATGCCAAACAGGTCGTCGCGGCGCTGCCAGCGATTCGACTGCGCCTGGAGTCCGGTGATGGTTCGAACCTGTCGAAGTGGGTAACCGCCCGCGAACTGCTCGACTGGTTCGCCGATCGCATGTCGCGCGATCGCAACCTGTCGAGCAAGCGCAAGAAGACCGGCGCTTCGCTGATCAAGTGCCACCTGATCCCATGCCTGGGTAATCTGCCGCTCGCCGGTATCGACAAGGCCACCCTCGACAGCCAGTTCATGTGGCCGTTGCAGGAGAAAATCGGCATCGACTACGTGCGCTCGGCGTTCCAGCTGCTGGCCCTGGCATTCCGTCAGGCGTTCAAGCTTGGCCACATCTCGGCTAACCCGATGGCCGCCATCAAGTTCAACGACTTCTCGAAGGCCAAGGTCGGGATCAAGCCGTCGCGCCTTCGTGGTGTTCAGCTGCAGGGTCTGCTCGAGCAACTGGCCGAAGTCACCATGGCGGCGCCGCTGGATGCCATGTTGGCCTTGATGATGCTCTGCCATGGCACACGGATCGGCGAAACACGTCAGGCGCGCTGGTCGCACATCAGTCTGGCCGAGCGTGAGTGGTTCATTCCGGCCGAGCACACCAAGACCGGTGTCGAGCATCACCTGCCGCTGACCGAGCAAGCGTGCGAACTGCTGATCCGGTACCGCGAAGGCCAATACGCCAGAGGATACGACGGTCAGTTCCTGTTCCCAACACGCAATGGAAAGGCCTTGAGTGAAGGCCAGGCCAGTGCCGTGTTCACCCGGCTGGGGCAGGGCGAGTGGACCAGCCATGACTTGCGCAAGGTGGCCCGCACTGGGTGGGCAGACATCGGCATTGACCACCTGATCGGTGAGCTGCTGATTAACCATGCGATGGGCCACAACGTGAAGGTTTACATCCAGTCGGACGTGATGAGCCGCAAGCGTGATGCCTTGGAGCAGTGGCACGCGCATCTAGACCAGAAGGGTTTCAACCTCATTCACGGCTTGACCGGCTTTAGAACCGGAGATTCTGGTAATGCGCCGGAAGCCACAGAAGATAAGGCCTGCAAGGCTATTCAAGAAACAACCATAGGCGAGGTTTAAAAATGATGAAAAAGCAGCGTGGCCCCGCCCTTGTGCGCAGTTTAATACCGATGACGGAGTGCCCCTCATGCCATGGCGCCGGCCTGATCCAAGGCGTATTCCATCAACTTGAATGCATCGGCTGTCACTCGTCCGGGTTCGTCCATGCCGAGACGCTGGAGCCGCTGTTGATCGAACACCTGGTGATTCAGCTCGGGCTGAAGGTTCGCAACTTGACCGCAAAACTGAAGATGCTCGACTGCTCCGTGCCCAGCGCCGAAGCCAGGCACTACCAGCAAGACAATACGCGCGGCGCCGGCCGCACGACTTTCCGGGGGGATTGATTCATGAGCATTTATACGAGCGTACTGGGTGGTGTCGTGTCGGCCCTTGCTGCCGAGGCAATCGACAACACCAGCAAGCAGGCCTGGCAGAAGCTGTACAGCCCGCATGAAGAAGATCAGCGCGACCTATCGTCGCTGTTCGGGTCCGGTGCAGGCGGTAGCATTGACCGGACTCAGGCTGATTGCTGGCTGGCTGCCCGCCTGCACCATGGTCTCGAGAAGAAACACATGAACGCCCTGGTAGCGAAGTTCAGCACGCACAAGGCCAAGAAGGTGCAGGCCATTACCGAGCTGCGTCTGCTGGTGTCGACGCCTGCGCCGGCTCTCTTCCTCTACAAGGCAGTGACCGCCTGGGCTATACCAAAGCTTAAAGGCATTGATCCGACAGTCAGCAAGAGCGTGACCGTAACCATTCCGGTTGATGCACCTGATTGGCGCCGTGACGCGCTGGTTGCCGCCTCAGTAGCTGCCGGTCGGGCCAACAACAAGAAGGCCGAGTCTCGGTCAGCCGACATGATCGTCCTGCCCAAGAGCTTCTATGACATGAACACCTGGGATGTTGATGCGCGCCCCGAGTCAACTCGCCGCGAGTGGCGTCGCAACATCAATACCGCGCTCGATACGCTGGTCGATGAGGCCTTGTGTATTGCAGGCGAGATCCTCGATATCGAGGGGCTGATTATTTCTGAAGCAGCAGCATGATGGCCTGTTGACAGTCGTCCATCGTTCCATCACTATTCCTCCCATCCTGTCATTCCTGCGCGTGTAAGGAGTGACGAAAAAGCCCGACCCTCGAGTTGGGCTTTTTGCTTTCTATAGTTCTCAGAGCCTCGGCATTTGCCGGGGCTTTTTCGTTTTCGGCTCCACCACACCCATTGCTCCGAGCTGGGAGTGCTGCTGGGGCCGGATTTAACTCGCTCCCCGCAAGGGAGGACGCTGGATGCCACATATGCCAGATAAACCAGACACCTGGCTGATCGTCATGGCCTGGCTAAGTCAGCATGCCCCGATGTTCTACGCAGCAACGCTGTCGTGTTGGATTGCTTTCTTGCGGGTCATCTACGGCGGCGGTGACCGGCGACAAGCCCTGTTGGAGTCCTGCCTTTGTGGTGCGATCACAGCCGGGGCATTCCCACTGCTCGAATACTTCAATCTGCCTTCAAGCCTTGCCGCAGCCATGGGCGCCATCATCGGCACCCTGGGTGTGAAGAAGGTTGCCTCGTTGGCTGAGCGATTCACTGACTTCAAATTGCCAAAGCGGCAGGAGTAACCCATGCAACTGATCGACAACTGGAAGCAAGCAATGAGCATGACCAGCGTTCAGGCTGGCGGTGCAATCGCTGCGCTTGGTGTGGCTGAGCAGCTGATGCCATCGCTTCAGGCGGTATTGCCACCGATCGCCTATGGCGTGCTTGGTCTGCTGGTGATGATTGCCCGGGTGATCTTGCAGCCGAAGCTGAGCAAGTAACCAAGCCTGCGTCACGCACTAGGATCGAAGCCATGAAGCCACCACCACCGCCACCAATGCGCAAGCCTACCGCCTCAAGTGATACGGGCCTTGGGCCAATGCTGATTGTCCTGGTGTTCGTGGCTGGGTTGGCAGTCGGCAGCAAGATGGTTGGAGGTTGGTAAGGTATGCCCCTGAGGCCGAAGAAACCATGCAATGCCCAAGGTTGCAATGTGCTGACCCGCAACCCGCGCTACTGCGATGATCATGTAGACATCGGCAAGAGCGCCGAGGCCAAGCGCCGCGAACGGCAGCGTGAGACCAGCGCCCAGCGCGGCTACAACTACAAGTGGCAGCAGGCAAGCAAAGGTTTCTTGGTTAAGCACCCGCTCTGTGCTGAGCACGATCGATCCGGCGAAGTCGTAGCAGCGACTGAGGTTGACCACATCATCCCTCACAAAGGCGACATGGTTCTTTTCTGGAATCGCAGCAACTGGCAGTCGCTCTGCCATTCATGCCACAGCAGGAAGACGGCGTCTGAGGACGGTGGCTGGGGCAATCCAGCGAGGAATCGTGCGAATTGACCGAATTCAGCTCCGAAATGAGGTCGATTCTCAATACGGGAGGGGGAGGGTCAAAAGTCCGGGGTTTTCGATAGCTAGACCGTCCCCTTGGCCTTCCTCGTACGGCCGCGAAATTAAAAATTCAGGAGTTGCGCGATGGGAGGTACCGCCACGGTCGCCGGCCGTGGTCGCAAACCCAAGCCGACGGCGCAGAAGAAACTCGCTGGAAACCCCGGAAAGCGGGCGCTGAATCATGATGAGCCCCAGTTCACAACCGTCACAAACATCGATCCGCCGGAGTGGCTCAGCGAGCGCGCTGCCACCATGTGGAAGATGCTTATCCCGGAATTACTCCGGGAAAAAGTTGTTGCGCTGACCGATCTGCACAACGTCGAGGCGTTCTGTACCGCCTATGACAAGTGGCGAATGTCCGAAGAAGCCGTTCAGAAATTCGGGATCGTCGTCGAGTCTGCCCAGGGTAGCCCGATGAAAAATCCTGCGCTCACAGCGGCAAATGAATCCATGCGTCAGCTGGTCACCTTCGGCTCGCTTCTCGGCCTCGATCCGGCCAGTCGTACTCGGATCATCGGCGGTAACAAACAATCCTCCACCAACGAATTCGCAAAACTATTGAGTTCCTGATGGCCAATTCCCTGCACCCAAACGTCGACAAGGCGATGGCTTGGGGAAGGTCTCTTTTGCGTGGGAAGGTTCCAGCGTGCCGCTACATCCACCAGGCCGTGCAGCGTCATTTTGATGACGTGACAGCCAGCCGCAAGCGCGGTTTCCGTTTCAAGTTCGACCCAGCCAAGGCTGAGAAGAAGCTAAAACTGATCCAACTCCTGCCGCATACCAAGGGTGAGTGGGCATTCAAGCGGCAGCTGATCACTCTGGAGGCGTGGCAACTTTTCGGCCTGGCTGTAACGTTCGGCTGGGTCAAGAAGAAGGGCGGCCATCGCCGGTTCCGTGAAAGCTATTGGGAAGTGCCCCGCAAGAACGGCAAGTCCGTAGTCGCAGGCGGCGTTGGCATCAGCATGTTCGTTGCCGACGGCGAGTACGGTGCCGAGGTGTACGCAGGCGCTACCACTGAGAAGCAGGCATGGGAAGTATTCCGCCCGGCCAAGCTGATGGTGAGCAAGTCGCCCATGCTGGTGCAGGCGGCCGGCATTGAGGTGAACGCCTCGAACATGAACATCCCGTCCGACTTCAGCCGCTTCGAGCCGCTGATCGGCAACCCCGGCGATGGTGCTTCGCCCAGTTGCGCCATCGTCGACGAATTCCACGAACACCCAACATCAGCTCAGTACGACACCATGCTCACCGGTATGGGTGCGCGTCGGCAGCCACTGATGTTCATCATCACCACGGCCGGCGCTGATATTGAAGGTCCTTGCTACGACAAGCGCCGCCAGGTGATCGAAATGCTCGAGGGCACCGTGCCCGACGACGAGCTATTCGGATGGATATGGACGCTGGACGAGGGTGACGACTGGACCGATCCGAAGATGCTGGCCAAGGCCAACCCGAACCACGGGGTCTCGGTGTTCCAGGAGTATCTAGAAAGCCAACAAGCCCGGGCTATACGCTCTGCGCGGTTCACCAACACCTTCAAGACAAAGCACTTGAACCTATGGGTGAGCGCCAAGTCCGGCTTCTTCAATATGGAAAGCTGGAAGGCGTGCGAAGACACCACGCTGACGCTGGAGCAGTTCGAGGGACAGGAGTGGAACGCTGGTTTCGACTTGGCGAGAAAACTCGACATGAACTCCAGATCCAGGCTTTTTTGGCGTGTGATCGATGAAAAGGTCCACTACTACAGCATCGCTCCGAAGTTTTGGGTTCCCTATGACACCGCCTTCAATGCCGATAACAAGCGGATGTCGGAGCGGTTCCAGGCGTGGATTCACTCCAAGCATCTGGATGTGACTGATGGTGCTGAGGTCGACTATCGCGAGATCCTCGAGGACACCAAAGAGGCGAACCGTCACGCGCCGATTCGTGAGTGTCCGATTGATCCGCACGGGGCAACAGGTCTTAGCCATGATCTTGATGATCAGGGTTTTGAGCCGGTCACCATCACGCAGAACTACACGAACATGTCCGATCCAATGAAGGAGCTGGAAGCTGCGATAGAGGCTGGCCGGTTCCATCACGACGGCAACCCGATCATGACCTGGTGCATCGGCAATGTGATCGGCAAAAACCTGCCTGGTAACGATGACGTGGTGCGCCCGATCAAGCAGGGCGATGACAACAAGATCGACGGCGCCGTCGCTTTGATCATGGCGATTGGCCGCGTTCTGGCGAACCTACACCCCGACGACACCCTCTCTGATCACATCTCCAAGCACGGAATTCGAACCCTATGACCGACGAAATCAAGCCGACAAAGTTGGAGGCGCTGAAAGAGGCCGCTCCCGATCTCGTCGGCGTCCTTGGTTTGGCTTTGCTGACGCGCGGTCTTTGGGTGTGGGTGGGTGAGTCACTCGCGCTGACCGTTTGTGGCGCTCTGTTGATCACCTTGTCCGTGGTCTCAATTGTGCGAGGTGATCGTTGATGCTCCGCGCACTCCTTGGAAGGAAAGGTGGTACTCAGATCATTGATACGCCGGAAAAGCTCGCCCAGGCATTGGGCGCAGGATATGAAAGCAATGCTGGCCAACGTGTGACCACCACGAGCGCCATGCAGCAATTGGTTGTATTCAACTGCGTACGGGTGCTGGCCGAGTCAATGGGGATGTTGCCTTGCCGCCTTTTGAAGCAGACAGGCCGGGTCCGATTGCCAGCTACGGCGCATAGGCTCTACCCGCTGATCACGATGGCACCGAACAGCTACATGACTGCCCAGGAGTTCTGGGAGATGTTGGTGGCGTGCCTGTGTCTTCGTGGCAACTTTTACGCTTACAAGGTGATGGCGCTGGGCAATGTGGTAGAGCTGCTACCGCTCAGCCCGGACATCGTTACCCCCAAGCTAAAGGATGACTGGACGGTTGAGTACACAGTCAACTTCAAGTCGGGAACCCAGGTCCTCACTCAGGACGAAATCTGGCATGTCCGGCTGTTCACGCTGGATGGGCTGAACGGGTTGAACCCAATTGCTTATGCGCGTCAGGCGCTCGGCTTGGGCCAGGCTATGGACGCTCATGCGGCCAAGCTTTTTACCAATGGAGCCGTTACCAGTGGTGTTCTGAGGACTGAGCAGAAACTCACCGATGAGGCTTTCGGACGGCTCAAAACGGAGTTTCAGGGCGAGCATATGGGCGTGGCTAACGCCTACAAACCTATGATCCTGGAGATGGGGCTGGACTGGAAACCAATCAGCCTCAACGCCCAAGACACCCAGTTTATCGAATCCAAAAAACTGACGGAAGCGCAGATCTGCGGATTGTTCCGGGTCCCACCGCACCTGGTGGCCAGCATGGAAAAAATGACGCTCAACAACATTGAGCACATGGGCATGAGCTTCGTGAACTACTCGCTGGTCCCGATCATGACCCGCATCGAACACCGCATTCAGGTCGGCCTGCTCAGTGAGAAAGACCGGCTGACTCATTACGCCAAGTTCAACGCGGGCGCCCTCATGCGTGGCGACCTGAAGGGGCGATATGAGTCCTACGGCAAGGGCATTCAGTGGGGCATTTTGAGCCCAAACGACTGCCGCGAACTGGAAGACGAGAACCCCCGCGAGGGCGGCGACATCTACCTCACCCCCATGAACATGACCACTAAACCAGAGGCTGCCGACGATGCAGACAAAACAGCGCCTTGACGTGCCGCTGACCATTAAGTCGGTCAGCGACAGCGGCGAGTTCGAAGGCTACGGTTCCGTGTTCGGCGTCGTGGACAGTTATAGCGATGTGGTTGTCCGAGGCGCATTCACGGCAAGCCTCGCCAGGTGGAAGGAAAAAGGACGTCTGCCGGCGATGCTCTGGCAGCACAACATGAGCGAGCCGATCGGCATTTACACCGAGATGCGCGAGGACGACGTCGGCCTGTACGTCAAAGGTCGACTTCTGGTTGATGCGGATCCACTGGCCAAGCGCGCGCACGGGCACATGAAAGCAGGAAGTCTTACCGGGCTATCCATCGGCTACATGCTCGAAGATGGCGGCTACGACTATGACAAGGAAAAGGGCATCTGGCTGCTGAAGGCTATCGACCTATGGGAAGTATCCCCGGTCACCTTCCCAGCCAACGATGAGGCCCGGATTACTGATGTGAAATCTCTGCTGGCCCGCGGCGAAACACCGCCGCCCAGCAAAGTGGAGCGAGCCCTTCGAGAGGTTGGGTTTTCTGGCTCTCAGGCCAAGGCCTTCATGGCCAAAGGCTACGGCGCAGTTTCACCGCGAGAGGCGGGTGCCGACGACGCACTGCAATCCCTTAAATCACTTATGAACCGAATGTAAGGAGCCTCTCATGGCTGTTGAATTGAAAGATGTGGAACAAGTCGCTGAAGCCCTGGGCAAGAAGTTCGACGAGTTCAAGGAAAAGAACGATAAACGCATTGATGGCCTGGAAGCCGAAAAGGGCAAGCTGTCCGGCCAGGTCGATACGCTCAACGAAAAGCTGGGCGAATTGGATGCGCTGAAAAGCGAGCTGGAAAAAGAACTGCTGGCGCTGAAGCGTCCGGACGGTACCGGCACCAAAGCAGCCAGCGAGCACAAGACCGCGTTTCTGCAGTTTGTGCGCAAGGGTGTCGATACTGGCCTGGGCGACCTGCAAGCGAAGGCTCTGCAGATTGGCACCGAGGCAGACGGTGGTTATGCGGTACCTGAAGAAATGGACCGCAATATCATCCAACTGCTCCGCGATACCTCGCCGATGCGCCAGGTTTGCAACCAGATCACCGTCGGGTCGCCAGACTACAAGCGTCTGGTCGGTTTGGGTGGCGCTGGGTCTGGCTGGGTTGGTGAAACTGATCCGCGGCCGGCGACGGGCACGCCTACCCTCGGGCAGATATCTGCCTTCATGGGCGAGATTTACTCCAACCCCCAGGCCACTCAAACCAGTCTGGACGACATCTTCTTTAACGCCGAAACGTGGCTCAACGAAGAGGTCGCGCGCGAGTTTTCCGAGAAAGAAGGCAACGCGTTCCTCCTGGGTAACGGCACCAACAAGCCGAAAGGTCTGTTGGCGTATCCATTGCTGACCACGTCCGACGAAGTCCGCGCGTTCGGCTCCCTGCAAAATCTTATTTCGGGCTCGGCCGGCGCCTTCAATGGCGACAAGCTGATCGATCTGATTCACGCGTTGAAGGCCGGCTATCGGGCTAACGGCAAGTTCATGATGGGCAACCTGACCGTCGCCTATGTGCGCAAGCTGAAAGACAGCGAAGGCAACTACCTGTGGCGTCCTGGCTTGGAAGCCGGGGCTCCTTCGAGCCTGCTGGGCTATGGCATCGTCGAAAACGAAGACATGCCAGATGTCGCTGCCGATGCCAATGCCATCGCTTTTGGCGACTTCAAGCGCGCCTACACCATTGTGGATCGCATCGGTACCCGTGTGCTGCGCGACCCGTACACCAACAAGCCCTACGTTGGCTTCTACACCACCAAGCGCGTCGGCGGCATGCTGGTCGACTCTCAGGCCGTGAAGGTGCTCACCCTCAGCGCTGCGTAACTGGATTGGCGCCTTCGGGCGCCCGCCCTCTCGGAGGTTGTTATGCCGAAGATATTGGTAAATAAGCCTTTCCCGTTCGCAGTCGATGGCAATCATGTCATTCAGATTGAGACGGGGGAGCAAGAGGTTTCTGACCGTTGTGCGATTGTCGCAGTGGATCACCTGAAGTTCGCAAGCTTTGCTGGTGGCGAAAAGCCCAAGGCTGAAATGAAGCCAAAATCTGAGAAGCGGAGTCAAGAATGATCGAGCTCGCGATCGTCAAATCGCATCTGCGTGTTGATCATGATGACGAAGACGATCTGATTCAGGGTTATGCCGATGCTGCGCTCAGCGCATTCGAGACTTGGACCAATCGAAAGCTGATCGACCCACCTGAAGCGTTGCCAGATCCGGTCGGCAATGCACTGATCATGAGCAAGGCCATCAAGCAGGGGGCCTTGCTGCTAATTGGTCATTGGTACAACAGTCGTGAAGCCGTGGTGATCGGTACCATCACCGCAGAGCTGCCAATGGCAACCAATGCGCTCTGGCTGCCTCACCGCTGGGTGAATCTGTGAGAGCCGGCCCGCTGAAACACCGCTGCGCGCTGATGCAGTCGCAGAAGGTAAAGCGCCCGGGTGGTGGTTTCGATGAGTCTTGGGTTGAGCTCGGTAAGCTCTGGGCGGAAATCGCCATCCCCACGGGTCGAGTTGCTCCAGTGGCTGACCGCCTGGAAGCGACGGTCACCGCCGAAATAAAAATCCGCTACCGGTCCGACGTAGTCGCAGGTCTGCGTATCTCCCATATCAAGGGTACTTACTTGGTCGAGGCAGCATTGCCTGACCGAGATCCCGCCATGCTCAGGCTGTTGTGCTCGAGCGTTACCAACCCCTAGAGGTTATCCACATGAAAGTACGTGCCCTGGCCAGTATCTCTGGCGGCTCAGGCGATCGCGCCGTGGGCGATGAATTTGTTGTCGGTGCGGCACTGGCCCAGGAATTGATCGAGCGTCGCCTGGTGGAGGCGGTTGCCGCCGAGCCCGAGGCCGCAGAGGACGCTACCTCCGCCAAAACAGCGAAGGCCAAGGCTGCCGCCAAGGAGTAAAGCCATGGCTGCTCGCAGATCTCGCGTGTCGGGCGACTTCAAGCTGAGGAAGACGCTGCGCAACATCCACACGCAACTGGATAACGAGCTCAAGCCGGCAATGCAGGAAGCTGCCGACAAGCTGCTCGACACGATGAAGCAGCTGGTACCGCGCGACTCGGGCCAGGCAGCGGAAGCCTTGGAAGCCTTTGTCAGCAAGTCCGGGCTTGATGCTCAGATTGGCTTGCGAGGCAAGAAGGACAATCAGCGATTCTTCTACCTGCGATTTCTGGAGTACGGCACCAAGGGTTATAGCGGCACTGTGTACCGCCGCGCTGATGCCGCCGCGATAGGTGGCGAGCACACCACTAATCGCGATCGATCAAAGCTCAGCGGCAAGAATCGTTTAGGTCGGCGCGAGACGAAGAACAAAAGCGATGGCACGCACTTCTTCGGCAAGTACCCGGATATTCCGGCCCGCCCGGCTCACCCCTGGCTCCGTCCGGCCTACGACGTGAACAAGGAGTTTGTCTTGGCCAGTATCAGGCATGCAGTCAGCAACACGCTGAAGCGAGCCGTGGAGGAGTTGGGCAATGGCTGATCCATCCTTTGCGTTGCAGGTGGCGCTGTTCGACAGGCTTGAGGCTGAGGTGTCGTGCCCTATCTACGACAGCGTGCCAATGGATGCACCGCTCCCGTATGTCTCCCTGGACTATGAGATTTCCAGCAACGACGACCCGCTGGCCAGCCGGCGTGATATCCGGCTGTTCTACCTGTCGGTCTGGTCTGAATTCAAAGGCCAGGAGGAAGTGAAGCGCCTCATGGCCGAGATCGATGCGGCGACTCACGAACGACCGTTACCGCTCACCACGGGGCGCGTCGTCTCGATCCGCGTCGACCGCAAGCAAACAAACCGGGAACCGGACGGCGTTACCTACCAGGGCAGCGTCACGCTCCGAATCATCACCCAACACTAAACCGCTGAACCAACGCCGCCACGCGGCTCTATCACCTGTCCTCAGGAGGACTATCTATGTCTGTTAATACCGGCGCTGGCACGCGGATCTCTATTGGTCCACGCCTGTCTGCGAAGCTTCCCGCCCTTGAGGCGACTGCAATCACGCTGCTCGCTGGCCTGACCTACGTCGCTGTCGGTGAGGTGGAAAGCATCGGCGACTACGGCGATACGACCAACGATGTGACCTTCGCAGCGCTGGCCGACTCTCGAAATCGTCACCTGAAAGGTCTGTCCGATGCCGGATCGACCGAAGTTGTCATTGGTTTTGATGCGGGCGATGCAGGTCAGCTCGCCATGGTTGAGGCGTACCGAGATCGCTCGCAGTACGACTACCCGATCAAGGTCGAGTACGTCGATGGTCTGGTCGACTATTTTGCCGCCAAGGTCATGAGCAACAAGAAAACCGGCATCAGCGTCGAGGGTGTGCTCAAGCGCACCGTGACCCTTGGCATCAACTCCGAAATCTACGAAGTGCCTGACGCTCCGTAATTCGGCTGCCCCCCATCTGGCGCCGCAGTTCAGCGGCGTCAGTCCCACACCCTATTTCGATAAAGAGAACACCCATGTCCAGGACCAACCACGGCACCGTTGAAGTCACCGTCGGCGATGAAACCTTCACCCTGAAGCCGACCTTAAAAGCCATGAAAGCGATCGAAGCACGCCATGGCGGGATTCTGCCGGCCATGCAGTCTGTCGGTTCCGCGAACCTGTCCACGATCTGCTTCATTATCGCGGTGGGCGCGGGCGTTAACTTGGCCAAGAAGGGTGCCATCGATCCAATCGAAGAGGCTGTATTCGAAGCTGGCCTGAACGATGTTGGCGCTCAGGTCATCCCTTACCTCAACGGTTTCTTGAATCCGGCCGGCAAGAGCGAAGCCGAACTGGAAGCGCAGGATAAGTCGGGAAACGAGTAAAGCGGGATCCCGATCTCAGCGTAGTCGATGAGCTATTCAATATAGCGACCGGCTGGCTAGGATGGTCGCCAAGCGAGGCATGGAACGCCTGCGTGGTTGAAATCGTCATGGCGTGGGATTCGAAACGCCAGTTCCTGATAGATACCAATCCATTCGGCGGGAGCGGCGACAAGGACAAGCCATCGAAAACGGCCGTGGCCAAGGAGGCTCGAATGGGGTTCCGGGTGGCGGCGATGGGCAGGAAGAAAGACTAAACACCGATTTACCAGGACCGCCTTGTGCGGTTTTTTTTCGCCTGGAGAAAAGCAATGGCTGACGCCGACGTACAAGGCATGTTGATTCGCATCGAGGCGACCACGGCGCAGCTTCGTCAGGAGATCGCGCGCGGTGAAGCCGCTGTCGCGCAGTCAGCCGGGAAAATGGATGCCAGCCTGGGTCGCATCGACACTGCATTTGATCGCGCAGGATCGAGCGCCGAGAGCGCGGCTGGTCTGATTAAAAATGCTTTGGGCGCAGCGATTGGCGCAGCCTCCATCGGCACAATAATCAAAACCGCCGACTCGTATTCGCAGATGTCCGACCGTATCGGCATGGCTACCAAGAGCTTCGGCGAATACAGCACTGTTCAAGAGCGTTTGCTGGCGACTGCAAACCGCACCTACCGTCCGCTTGAAGAGGCTCAAGAACTCTACATCCGTACGTCTGATAGCCTTCGCTCGATGGGCCTCAGTGCAAACCAATCCATGGACGTCATGGATAGCTTCAGCTATTTGCTGGTGACGAACTCGACATCGGCGGACAAGGCTAGCTCTGCCATTGATGCTTATTCCAAATCGCTGCAAACCGGCAAGATCGATGCCGATTCCTGGCAGGCCATGCTTGCTGCAATGCCTACCATTGTCGACACACTGTCGAAGGCAACCGGCAAATCAGCCGAAGAAATCCGCAACTTAGGTGCTCAGGGGAAACTGAGCCTCGACACGCTGACTGAGGGGTTACAAAAAAGCGCCGAAGCCAACGGCCTGCTCGCTGACAGCATGGGTGTCGCGGTGCGTGACGCTTTAGTCGCGCTGAATAATGCCTTCACCGTGTACGTGGGGCAGCTCAACGAGTCCACCGACGGAACCGGCATACTTGCGTCCGGCATATCGGTTCTGGCCGATAATTTCGGCACCATTGCTGAGGTTGCCGGAGTTGCTGCGGTGGGTGCGCTTGCGGCCTACGCTCGAGGGCTTGCGGGCTCTGTGGCAGGGTCTGTACTCGCCACGAAAGCAGCTATTGAAGACGCTGTTGCGCGGCGCGCCCAAGCTACCTCGCTGCTGCTTGCGGTCCAGGCTGACCAGCAGAAAGCTCAAACCGCTGTGTTCCTGGCCCAGAAAGAGGCTGTTGCTGCAAAAGGCACGGCAATGCAGACGCAATTGTCGCTGCAGCTTGCCGAGGCCCGGATGGTCGAAGCCCGCGCAACGGCCGCAGTGGGGGCTGCGCAGACCGCTATCGTTGGTACCGGCCGTACAATTATGGGGCTGTTGGGTGGTCCTGCCGGCATCGCCATGCTTGCCATTGGCGCGGCCACTGCATTTCTCACTCTCCGCGATAACACCGGCGATCTTGAAAAAAAGCTGGGCGACCTTTCAGATCCGATCGACAAACTCACCAAGAAATTCAACGAGCTTGACCGGGCCACCCAATCTGTAACGCTGCGCGAGTTGCGCAGTACGATCGCCGATGCCCAAGAGGATCTGTCGACCGCCGCCAACTCGATATCGTTCGAGTTCCAAAGCAGTCTGACCAACGCCGGGCTGGCTGGCGCCTCGGGCTTTATGGCGGGCATTGCTCCATTGCCTGCCGAATTTCAGGCCGCCATCGACATCGTAAAAAAGGCATCGGCTGACCAAGCGAGCGGAATGGTTGTTGACTGGAAAGCCGTTGCTGACCAGGTGCGGCAGGTTCCAGGTGTCACTGTAGAGGTAGCTGACGCGCTGGAGAAAAGTGGCGGTGCAGCGGCAACATCAAATGCTGAGCTTGCCAAGCTAAAGGACACCGTTTCCCAGCTAACAGGCGAAACCGACGAGCTCACGAGGGCCGAGCGCGAGAATGCTGCAGCAAAGGCGGAAGCCGCTGGTATTGGGCAAAAGTACCTCGAGCAACTACAAAAACAACTAGGGGCCGCGCAGGACAAAACCTCGCTAGAGGCTGCCAACAGATTCATCTCCGAAAATACCGACCTCACTGAAGGCATGGTCACTGCCATTCGCTCTGCTGCCGCGGCAAAAGACGCGCAGAAGGCCTCGGACGATGCAGCCACCAAGGCAACCAAAAGTGGCACCAGTGCTGTAAAGGAAGCTGCAACGGAGGCAAAAAGCCAGGCCAAGTCGCTCGCTGATTTAAAAAACCAAGCCGATATCGCCATCGCCTCGGCCACCGGTTTGGCTGCTGCCTACCTGGCTGGCACGGACAAGTCCCGTGAATTCAGCCTCCAGCAAAAGGTTGAAGAGGCGCTGCTGAAAACCGGGGCAGCTGCTCGTGCCGAAGTTATCGCCAAGCTCACTGCCGAGAAGGACGCCCAGGACAGGCTGAACATTAGCAAGTCGGCGTATGACCTTGGCAAAGAAACAGCTGATCTGATTGCCCAGGCCAAAGCCACCCTGATGGGTGCTGATGCGCTGGCGGCGTACAACGCCCAAAAGTCGCTGACCGTTGCCCTTGCTGGCAAGAACATCGAAGTTGGCAGTAAGGAATATGAGCAGCTGCTGGCGGCGAATAAAGCCCAACAGGAAGCGGTGAAGATTGCCCAGCAGGCGGCCAATTCTGTCGGGATCATGGATCGCCTGTATCCCGAGGCCAAGCTGCTCAAGGATTACACCGAGGATCAGAAAGCCCTGAATGCCGCCATGGCGCTCTATCCTGAAAACGCCGCCAACTACCAGTCTGCATTGGTAAAGCTTGGTAGCGAATATGAAGTAAACCGCAGCAAGGCCACGCTGTGGGGGCAGATGACCGAGGGCGCAATCGATCGTATCGACGAAGCCTTTGCAACTGCTTGGGGCAATATCGGCGAAGGCGCGAACAGCCTGTGGGATAACCTGAAGAAAGGCTTCAAGCAGACGCTGGGCGAGATCGCCCACATGCTCACCACCAAGCCACTGCTGGCGTCGATTAGTAATTGGTTGACCGGCGCAGATAATGGTCAGGGCTTGTCGTCGGTGTGGGGCAAGTTGCTGGGTGGCGCGACCGGCCAGCAAGGCGGAAGCGGCGGCATGGCAGGTATGGGCAGCAACCTGGTCTCGATGGGTAAGAGCATTTACCAGGCATACAGCGCGATCACTGGTGTCGGCTCGTCGGTTGCATCGGGCTACGCCTCAGGCGGTATCAGTGGTGCGCTCTCGGGTGGTGCCAGTTACTACGGCAACATGCTCTCCAGCATCAGCGGCACGCTGTCCAATGGTTTCACCAGTCTCGCCTCGACAATCACTGGCACGGCAGCCGTTCAGACGGCAGCCACCATCGGTGCGCAAGGTGCATCCAGCGCGCTTCTATCAGGCGCGGTATCGCAAGGCGCGACGGCTATCGGCTCGCAGTTCACCACAGGGGTCGCCACGACCACGGCGGCAACTTACGCTGCCGCGGAGGCCGGCGCAGCTGCTACGGCGGCTTCGCTGGGCGGCCAGATCAGTGCGGCCGTAAGCAGCGCTGCCGCCATGTGGCCGCTTGCGGTCATCATGGGCATGTACCAATCCGGCAAGTTGTACGACGCCGGGGTTCGTCCGGATGCTGGTGAAATCATGGACAGCGGCGGCAAGACCGTCCTGGGCAAGGTCGCCATGGCACCAGGCGCGGCGATGTCGGGCTTCTTCGAAGCGCAAGACAAGGCGCTGAGCAAGGTAGTGGGCGGCAAATGGGCAGCCATTCTCAGCGGTTCAACCCTGCACCAGGCCGTCACCAAGTACGTGGGCGAAAAGCTGTTCGGCGGTGCCTGGCAGACCAAGAATTCGGGTATCTCCCTGGGCGTAGAGGATGGCCAGCTTGAGGCTCAGCAGTTCATCGACCAGAAGAAAAAAGGCGGACTGTTCTCAAGCA